ATGCTGCAACAGGTAATAACCCAGCATTTACAGCAACAGGTGGAGACACTAATATTGGATTAAATTTAGTACCAAAAGGTACTGGTGTTTTACAAGGCGCAGGTTCAGCTTTAAAAATTGCAGGACTGGAGACTATGTGGGTTCCAGCAGCAGCGATGTATGGAGCAACAACTAATGGTGCTGACGCACAACAAGTTGAAACAACAGCAACAAGACCTGATATGAAAGTATTAGATTTTGATCCTAGTACAGCCGAATATGCACAATTTTCAGTAGCTTTTCCTAAATCATGGAATGAAGGAACAGTAACTTTTCAATATTTTTGGACTCCAAGTACTACAAACACGGGTAACTGTGCATTAGAATTACAAGGTGTAGCTTGTGGAGATAGTGATACTATTGATACTAATTATGGAACAGCAGTACAAGTATTAGATGCTGGTATAGGAACACTAGAAGATCAACAAGTTTCAGCTGTAAGTAGTGCAGTAACAATCGCTGGTAGTCCTGCAGTTGATCAACAAACTTATTTTCAAATAAAAAGAAATGCAGGTGATGGTGGAGATACTTTTACTGGCGATTGCAGACTTCTTGGTATCAAAATATTCTATACTACTGACGCTGCTAACGACGCATAAGGAATTTAGATATGAGAGACATTAAAAATAAACTTACATCAAGTAAGAACACATCAAATATACAAAACAGAAGAGGTAAATCTTTTGGTTATCAAGTCTTAGGATTTGGTGCTGGAGGACCCTCTGATTCTTTTATAGTAGCCTCTGGTGGAAATGCTATAGTTGAAAGCGGAGATTATAAAACACATATTTTTACAGGACCAGGAACTTTTACTGTTTCTGAAGTAGCATCGGATACAGCTAATGATGTAGTAGATTATCTGATTGTAGCCGGTGGAGCAGGTACTTATAGAGGACTTGCTGGAGGAGGCGGAGCAGGAGGATGGAGATCATTTTCATCAGGACCAGGCTCTGTTCATCCTTTAAATGCACCAGCAGGAATTACAGTTACAGCACAAGGATATCCAATAGCAGTAGGTGGGGGTGGAGACCCTGGACCAGGTGGAGCAGCTGGTGGAGCTACTAACGGAGTTAATACCGTTGCACTAGGATTAACATCAGCAGGTGGAGGAGTAGGTGGAGCTTCTGGAAATTCTCCTAGTGGAGATGCTCCAGGACAACCTGGAGGATGCGGCGGTGGCGGAGATTATAATAGTGGTAATTTATCAGGTGGGTCAGGAAATGTTCCCCCTGTAAGTCCAGCTCAAGGTACAGATGGAGCAAATGGCAGAAACTCACCTTACTACCCAGGTGGTGGTGGTGGTGGAGGTCTTACAGCACCTAATCCAGGAGATACTAATAGTAACGGAGGAGCAGGAGCTTATGTTTCTGATGAATTTATTGGTCCAACATCTCCAAGTTATGGAGTAGATGGAGCACCAATTTCCTATCCTAATACAAGATTTTTTGCAGGAGGTGGTGGTGGATCACAGACTCCGAATAATGGAAGTCCTTTAGGAGGTCACGGAGGAGGTGGTAACATGGATAGTAGTGGAACAGCTAATACTGGCGGTGGTGGTGGTGGCGCTAGTGGAGCAGGCGGTTCGGGTATAGTAATGATAAGGTATAGATTTCAATAATTATGGCACATTTTTCAAAAATATCAGAAGAGAACGAAGTACTTATAGTATTAACATTAGATAATAAAGATATGTTAAACGCTGATGGTGTTGAAGATGAAACAGTAGGTCAACAATATTTAGAACAACATAATAATTGGCCTTCACATTTATGGATTCAAACTTCGTATAATACAATAAATAATGAACATAAATTAGGTGGCACTCCACTTAGAGGAAACTATGGAGGAATGGGTTATACTTGGGATGCAGATAATGAAATTTTTTGGCCTCCTCAACCATATAGTTCTTGGGTTAAAAATTTAACCACAGCGATTTGGAATGCTCCTATTACGGAACCTAGTTTAACAGAAGAACAAGAGACACAAAACACAACACCTAATTATATGTGGCAATATATTTGGGACGAAACGGCTTATCAATTAGATAATACAACTGGTTGGGTTTTAAGAGATTCACTTCAAGGAACAAATCAAACACCTGCAGAATAAGATCAATTGACATAATATTTAAGACCGTGTATATTATTTTTAGGTATGCAAAAGAAAGTATTAACAGAACAAGCTCTGTATTTTGGTGATGTTTCAATGCCAAAACATTGGGAAATTGATTGCAATGATTTAGCACATCATATTTTACACTCTACTTTAACTAACAAAGATATTATTTTTTCTCGAACATTAGATAAGTTGATGACTTATGTAAGAGAACACGTAGGAATAAAACACAACATTAATTTAATTAATAAAAAAGTTACTGGTAATATATATAAACCTTTAGAAAAAAGTTTACCTACATCTGATGTAGATCAGACAGATTTAAGAAATTCACCAGACTTTACGATGCTTTACGGAGTAAAAGTTAAAAACTGTAGTGTTAAAATTTATTATGATGACAATAGACGTAAAGGAAGAAGTTGGGATATACCTCTTACAAACAATAAATTTATTATGTTTCCTTCTAACAATACTTATTGCATCATAAATAATCAAAAAGAACAATTAAATTTTGTACAAAAAATTACTTTTGAATATATATAATATGAATTTATCTAATTATTACTGGTATTTTAGTAGTGCACTTACACCTAAGTTTTGTGACGATGTTATTAAATATGCTTTGTCTAAAAAAGAAAAAATGGCACTTACAGGTGGTCTTGATAATAAAAAATTAACTAAAGATCAAATTAAAGATTTAAAAATAAAAAGAAATTCTGACGTTGTTTGGTTAAGTGATTCCTGGATTTATAAAGAAATACAACCCTATATACATAAAGCAAATAAAAATGCTGGCTGGAATTTTGAATGGGATCATTCGGAAATGTGTCAATTTACAAAATACAAACATAATCAATACTATGATTGGCACTGTGATAGCTGGGACAAAGCTTATGATAATCCTGGTAATATTGATCATGGTAAAATTAGAAAACTATCTGTTACTTGTCAATTAACCGATGGGTCAGAATATAAAGGTGGAGAACTAGAATTTGATTTTAGAAATTATGAACCCCACGCTAGAGAAGAAAATAAACATTTAATAAGCGTTAAAGAAATTTTACCTAAGGGATCTATTGTAGTATTTCCATCTTTTCTTTGGCACAGAGTTAAACCTGTTGTGGAAGGAACTAGGTATTCACTAGTCCTTTGGAATATAGGGTATCCATTTAAATAATATGAATACAAACGAATATTTTAAAACACCTATTTGGGCAGAACAAAAAATAGATTTTGTTAAATCTTTAAATAAATTTTCTAATAACTTTTCACCATTGATTGATAATAATTTTTTAGATTTTAGAAAATATGTTGGAGCACAATCTTGGAATTTTTTAGATAGCCATGGTTATGATATGTCAAAATATGTAACTATGTTTACAGACATGCGTATGCAACAATTTAATAAAAACGAAAAACATTACTATTTACGTTCTTCTAGTAACCAACATGTTTCAGGTTTTTATTTTTTAAAAACAAATAATAAATCATCTTATCCAATTTTTCATGATCCCAGAAATGGTGCAAGTGCAACTAAATTAGTTCTTAAACCAGAAATAAAAGAAGTAGTCGATGGAACTGATACAGTTCATTACAAACCACAACCCGGCACTTTAATTATATTTCCTAGTTATTTAAAACATGAGTTTTCTGTTAGTTATAACAAAGAAAATATTAAATTTATAAGTTGGCACATACAAGCTATACCTAAAGGATTAATTAAAGATGCTTAAAGAATATAAATTACCTAAAGAAAGTTTTATTGGAGGTTGGTTTATTCCTACAAAAATTTGTGATGAATTAATTAATTACTATAATAAATTTAAGTCACATGCTAAACCAGGTATAGTTAGCAATCAAGTTAAGGGTGAAAAACCAAAAAACTCATTGGATTTATCAATCCACTCTAATAATTTTGATCAAGAAATATTAACCTATAATAAAACATTACAAGATGTTTTAAATTTATATTTAAAAAAATATCCCGAAGCAAATAAATATGATAAATTTAATGTTGAAGCAGCAAACCTTCAAAAGTATCCTAAAAATGGTGGTTTTAAAAAATGGCATTTTGAAAAAGGATCACATTCACTTTCATCAAGAGTTTTAGTTTTTATGACATATTTAAATGATATAAAAAAAGGTGGGACTATGTTTAAATATCAAAAAATTACTACCCCTTCTAAAAAAGGATTAACTTTAATTTGGCCTCCAGATTTTACACATACCCATAAAGGTCAAATTGTAAACCAAGAAAAAATGATAATTACAGGATGGTTTAAATTAATATGAGTTTTAAAAAAAATAAATATACAATTATTCGTCAAGCTATATCAAAAGACCTAGCTGCCTTTGTTGCTAATTATTTTAACATACAAAAACAAGTGCATGATACTTGTATGAAAACTAGATACCTTTCACCATTTGAAGATATGATAGGTAATTACACAGACAAACAAATGCCAAATACTTATTCTTGTTATTCTGATATTGCAATGGAAACTCTAATGTTAAAATGCCAACCTAAAATGGAAAAAGCTACAGGATTAAAATTATATCCTGCTTATACTTATGCAAGAATATATAAAAAAGGAGATGAACTTAAAAGACATAAAGATAGATTTAGTTGTGAGATATCTACCACTATGAATTTAGGTGGCGATGAATGGCCAATATATTTAGAGCCTTCTGGAGAAGTTGGTAAAAAAGGAATTAAAGTAAATTTAAAACAAGGTGATATGTTAGTGTATTCTGGTTGTGAACTAGAGCATTGGCGAGAAAAATTTAAAGGCAAAGAATGCGTTCAAGTATTTTTACATTATAATAATAGCAAAACCCCTGGTGCTAAAGATAATATGTTTGACAAGCGTCTACATTTAGGTCTTCCATCTTGGTTTAGAAAATGATGTATCTTTATAATGGAGACAGTAATCCACCATACCTACTGTCTCCTTTATAGGGATTTTATATGACACAAAAATTAGGGTTTTTATCAGACATTACCTATGCAACACTATATCAAAAACAAAAAGAACTTTGGGATGTGGAAGGTATACTTAAAAATAGATTGAATCAAAAATTTAAATTTGATCTAAGACCTTTAAAAAATAATATTAAAACAGGCAGTTTTAAAACTAAAGCAGATAAAATGGTCTTTGGTATGAAAAATCAATACATTATTGTGGATGTGAAAGAACTACATCAATATCTAAAAGAAAATAAACTAAAAGAGGTGGATTTACAAGATTTGCTATCGAAGCTAGAATGGAATATAATACTACCAAAATAACAAAAACCTTATATATTCAACCCTATGGCATTAAAAAAAGTAGATTTTGCAGCAGGTTTTAATAAACAAAGTGTACCTTCAGCTCTTCCAGGGCAATGGGTAGATGGAGATTTTGTAAGATTTAGATATACTGCACCAGAAAAAATAGGTGGCTGGCAACAATTAAGTGTCGATCAAGAAACTGTTCCAGGACCCGCTAGAGCTCAATTAGCTTTTACAAGTTTAAAGGGTGAGAGATACGCTGCGATAGGTACTTCTCAAGGCCTTTTTATATATTATGGAGAACAGTTTTACGATATTACCCCTTTAGATACTGCTATAACTGGAGCAACGTTTGATACATTTTCAAGTCAAAACAATGTTACTGTAAACAAAACTTCTCACGGTTTACAAGTTGGAAGGTATGTGACATTTTCAGCGGTTACTCCTCCAACAGGATATTCTGCAACAGATTTTACAACAGGTGCTTTTGAAGTTTTAACTGTTCCTAATGATAATACTTTTACTATTGAAATGAGAGTCAATGCTAGTGGAGCAGCCTCTGCTTCAGGAGCCGCAACTATTAATCCTTATGAAATAGTAGGGCCTACTTTTCAAACACTAGGTTATGGATGGGGTACTTATCTATGGGGAGATTCTACATGGGGCACAGAACGAGGAACTAGTAATGTAACTTTAGATCCAGGTAACTGGTCTTTAGATAATTTTGGTGAAGTCCTTGTTGCAACTATTTTTAATGGTAAAACATTTACATGGGATGCGGGAGCAACTAATCCTAGAACAGTCAGAGCTTCTACTTCTACTTCTGGTTTTACAACAACAAATAATCCCACAGCAACTCGATTTACTCTTGTATCAGACAGAGACAGACATTTATTTCATTTCGGAACAGAAACAACTATTGGCTCAGCATCAACACAAGATCCTATGTTTGTAAGATTCTCGGACCAAGAAAATTTAGATGAATACGCTCCTACCGCTATCAATACCGCAGGGACATTTAGGTTGGATACAGGTAATAAAATTACTGCGGCTCTTCAAGGCAAGGATTATGTTTTTGTATTAACTGATTTAGCTGCTTATATTATTCAATTTGTTGGTCCACCTTTTACTTTCTCAGTAAGACAGGTAGGAACAAATTGTGGGTGTATAGCTCAACACGCGGCTTCTTATGTTAATGGAGCAGTGTATTGGATGTCAGGTGAAGGAGGATTTTTTATGTACGATGGTACGGTTAAATCTTTACCTTGTCTGGTTGAAGATTTTGTATTTACTACAAATAATGGAAACTTAGGTATTAACTATAATTCAGCAGATACTATTTATTCAGCTCCAAATAGTTTATACACAGAAATTAATTGGTTTTATCCTAAGTCAGGATCGGAACAAATTGATAGATGTGTAA